GAAACTTACTTACAATAAAGTGTCTGGACAGCACCTAAGGCACCTTACGGTACAAGAAATAAGAAGACTGGGTTTTGGGTATATTGAACAGCATGCTGCATTTCTCTTACCGTGGTTAGAACACATGTTGACCACGGACATACAGGAGGCCCTTTTTGTAGGAGTCATTTGTTGGGCCTTATTGTTGCCTAAAGAACAGAAAAAACTAATGGAGGTATCCGGGATATGGCATAGTAAGTATACTTCTTCACTAGACTTTTTTAACACTATTAAAAGTACATTCACAAGTAGGCTCAAAGCATTACAAAATTTAGTTAGTGTCGATCTGTCTCCCTTCTTTGAGCTCGAAGTCTTAATTAATAGGGGGGTAGGTAACATAGACTGGAGTACAGAAAAGAATAACCGTATTAGGCCTACACTGTGTAATATATCTGCTAAGGATACTTTCCAACATAGTGTAGAACTCTTCTTACGAGCTAAGGGTTTAGGTTCAGCACCCAAAAAGGTTTCTTGGCATTCATACTGGGAAAAGAGAGGACAGTGGGCTCCTATGGGTGCTTATCATTCTCAATACCCGGAAGATGACAAGTTCAAGTCTAGCTCTAGAGACTTACGGAACAAAATGTTCTCCTTCAATGCTATGCCTGAATACCCAATAGAACATTTCGTAAGAAGGCAGCCTTGTACCTATGCTTGGCCATCAGTCAAGTATGAATGGGGGAAACAACGGGCTATTTATGGTGTAGATATAACAAATTTCATTTTGTCTGGTTTTGCCATGATAGGTTGTGAGGATACTATTTCTTCAATATTTCCAATAGGGCCTTCAGCCTCTGAAGACAATGTTAGCAAAACAGTCAAAGAAGTCCTTAAAAATGGTGTACCGTATTGTTTTGATTTTGAAGACTTTAATTCACAACACTCTTTTAGTAGCATGAGGGCAGTGCTTGAAGCTTATTGGACTGTGTTCCAAGATAGTTATTCACCTGAACAAAATATGGCAATGCAGTGGTTAATAGAATCAATTACTGAATGTTACATTAAAGAAGGTGACGGTTGGTACAAAACGGCAGGTACTCTACTCTCTGGCTGGAGGTTAACTACATTCATTAATACTGTACTTAATTATGTATATACACAAG